TCTTACCACCACTTGCTAGTGTTTTTGCTCTAGCGTCATGGGGCAGGTAATGGAAGCCGTATTTGTACCCAAACTCATCTTCTTTTTGTGCCAGTAATCCTGTGTAAAACGGAATAGCTTGACCATTGGATGAGTGGTGATCCAGTACCCGTATCTCACCATAAACCACCTGAAACCACCAAATGCTAGTGGAATCGTTGAATCCCAAGTCCCAAGCTGTGTGGCAAGGGAACATTGGGTCGTAATCAACTGTAGTAATACGCTCAAGGTCAGTAAGCCTACGCATCTCTTGGCCATAGAACGCCCCAAGAATAGCGGCTTCAAAGCTACAAAGGAACTCTTGCTCGTACTGGTTATCTGACATTGACGCTTTGGCATCGTCTAATTCTGATTGTGGCAAAAGCATGGTTTGGTCTGCCCGTAACACTTTTGTGTACCAATTTGGCTTTTTGGTGGCTTCGTTGTAGATGTCATAAAAGGCGTTGTGGCCCTTTGGCGTACCAATAAATGTGGCCCAACCCAATCTATCTGCCAGCAATGGTCGTATGATTTCACCCCATAACGATGGCTTCATATCAGCCATTTCGTCAAGAACTACGCCATCCAAAAAATTCCCTCGGAGTGCGTCAGGGTTATCTGCCCCAAATAGCCTGATTCTTGCCCCGTTTATCAATTCCACCCACAACTCTGATTGGTTGGATTTGGTCATTACAGGCTCGGAAAAGCGTTCTAAATATCTCCACGCTACTGATTTGGCCTGACTGTAATATGGGGCAATATAAGCGTATTGGGCGTGTGGCTTGTTTTCTAGTAATGCTTTGACAATAAGATCGTTAATACACGCTACAGTTTTGCCACAACGCCTGTGTGCCACAATTACTGCCCAGCGTTCCTTACGGCTGTGGTAATCCTCAAACACGCCCCTAGGGCGGTATTTCAGCTTAATTGGGTCACTCATCTGCCCAAGCTATCTTTAATTCACCACCATTACTGCCAGTAACCTCATTAACCTGTGTTTCTTTCCATTTGGCCCGTGTTTTTAACCAAAAGATTGCGGCCGCAGTATTACCTTTTTTGGCTTGGCTAAACAAAGTACCAGCAATAGCGGCATTGGCATCAATACGCCCTTCGTCAAGTTCATCTTTGTAATACTTGACCAGCGTATCAGCACTAATCTTTAAGCGTGTGGCAATGTCCTCATGGGGGCAACCTAACGCTGACAGGCGTTTAACCTGTTCTTGGCTCTCTTTGGTTGGTTTGTGTGGGGGTCTGCCTTTTTCTGCCATTTTTATAACTCCGATAAAACAGCTTTTTTGCCAGTAAATTCTTCCCAACGCTTAACGATTACATCACAAAATTTAGGGTCAAATTCCATAATAAATGCTTGTAATCCATTCTTTTCAGCCGCAATAAGGGTTGATCCCGAACCTCCAAAGAAGTCAGCAATGGTCTTGGAAGATAAATTAAATCGTTTAATAATCCATTCCATCAAAGAAACAGGCTTTTGTGTTGGATGTACTCTATTGGTCTTTTCTGATGCTTGGGTAAATTGACGCACAACGCTTCTAAAGTTAGCCCATGCCAACTCGCAATCGGTTTGATCTGATTGCCCATTGTTTTTATCCCAAACAAGCCAACATTCGCTATCAGGCAATACGGAACAGTAATAGTTTGCACCCCACCATATTTGTTTGGCATCAGGATATAAGCCATAAATTAGGTTAAATGCGTCTTTAGCCACATCAGGGTTATCGTCACCCATAATGTCTGTGCCATAGTTTGCCTTTAATACCGATGATTTACTTACAGCGTTCATGCCGTATGGTGGGTCTGTATGGATCAAATCGGGATATGTGCCAACCATTAGCTTTTCAACATCATGCAACATTGTGCTGTCACCGCACATAAGCCTATGATTTCCAAGGATATATATGTCACCAACCTTAGTTTTTGGCTCTGCTGGCACATCAGGCACAGCATCTTCATCGGTTAAACCTTCTGTTTCTACAGTTGGATTTAACAATGCGTCTAATTCTGTTGTATCAAAGCCTGTAATTGATATGTCAAAGCCTTCATCTTCAAGCTCTTGCAATTCAATATTTAGCATTGCTACATCCCACCCTGCGTTTAATGCCAAACGATTATCAGCAATGATGTAAGCCTTCTTTTGGCTTTCAGTCATATCAGAGCAATCAATTGTGGGTACTTGGTCTAAACCTAGTTTTTGGGCGGCCATTAATCTGCCATGCCCAGCAATAATGCCTACCCCGTCTACAAGGATTGGGTTGCGAAAGCCAAATTCTTTAATGCTTGCGGCAATTTGGGCCACCTGTTCAGGGCTATGTGTTCTGCTGTTTTTTGCATAAGGTATTAGCTTATCTACAGCAACTTCTTGAATTTTCATATTTAACCAAGTGGTTGATTAAGATACATTAAGTTTATCAGCTAACCTGTTGTTTGTAAAACGCCTTCTCCCATTTCTTATGACGGAAGTAGGGTATCCATATATATGGGAATAGGATTGATAGTCTAAGTATTGCCCAATTAATGAACTTCCAAGGCTGTGGCAGGGGTCGCATGATGTCTAGGAATAGTACGGCTCGGATGCTGTCTGTATCGTTTAGTGCCATGTGGGTGTATGTATCGTCAAACAGTACGCACTTGCCTTCTTCCCAAAAGTAAACCTCTCCACCGTTATGTAGTGAGCATTGCTTATGTTCAGGTATGACTACTCCTAGGTGCATCCGTAATATGCCTGACCACGGGCCTTCATGTGGATTTAGCAGTTTGCGTGGGCCAAGTACCGATATATAGGCAGAAATGACATCTTTATGCTTATCTACAATACTCATGGCTACTGGGCAGTATTGCTTGTTCTTGCCAAAGTTAACCCCTGCGGCTTTAAAGAAGAACATACGCCAACGGTCATCATTGCTGATATAGGTTTGGTCAGGGCTTATGCTCTGAAAGTTAGCAAACTCATCGTATCGCTTGAGTAATTCTTTAACCTCTGCCTGTATTGCTGGGAAGTTGCCTTCCAATTCTTGCGTGATCGGATGCAATTGCGGATCATAAAACTTCTTGTCACCCCACAGGCTATGCTTGTGAAATGGCTTATTTAACAGTCTTTCGATCCAAAGGGTGCTAATTTCCACTATTTTGTTAAATTAAAAACTACCCTTAAAATGTTCAGGGGTTGCTATTTCACCATTTTTCATTCTTTGTGCAAAATTTTGCATACGCTCTGATTGGTCTTTCCATGCACCAGTTCCAGTTTCTACCAAGCCACTACCTGAAGTATTAGCGTAATCACTCATCCATTGAGCATCAGCAGGGTCAATCATGCCTGATTTAACTTTGGCTTGTACTGTAGGGTGTAAATTTTGAAACATTACACCTTCAGGCATTTCGGGAATTTTTTGACCTTTGCCAAATACACCCATTACTTTGTCAAACATACCGCCAATTACTTCTTTTCTTGGCATTATTGCTTTAGTAGCACCAATTACATTAGGGGCGTAATTTTGCGTAAATTCTTGCATTGCTTCAGGATAATAATTAGGGTTTGGCTTTCCTAAAAAATCAGTTTCAAACATACCGCCCATTGTTTTGTCCATTGCTCGCTGATTTGTTTCCAGCTTTTGTGGCAAAGTAGCAAAATGTTCTTTGATCGGGTCAGCTAAAGCCGATGTAGTGGGTGGCTGATAACCTCTGAGGGCGTCTGCTAAAGTTGGCATTACAAAACTTCTTTATCCAAGTCTTTAAGTTTATTGGCAATCATCTTTCTACGGGCGATGCGGTCAGCTTGTTGCTTTTCAAGCGTAGATTGCTTGTGTGGGCGTAGCATTGCATCTTCAGGCTTGTACTTGCGGCTCATTGGTTTCATTCTTCGGCATCCCGTTTGCCTAAATAACGGCCATAGGCTTCTTCAAGGGTAGCTTTGCGGTCACCTTTGGCGTTATCACGCTCAACATTGAGGGCAATAGCAAGTGCCTGTTTTTTAGGCTTACCAGCCTTCATTTCGGCCTTCATGTTCTTGCCGACCGATGCTTCTGTACCTGATTTATCTAATGGCATGGGGTGTCTTTACTTAAGGTTAATAAGTTTGTAGGTTGTAGTATTGATTAAATCTGCAATCTCATCAATGATATTTTGCAGTTCAGAATCTTGTGGCAAATCTTTACGGGCATCACCAACAAAGCCTTGTAACGACTTTAGATACTGGATTGGGTCTTTTGGCTGGTGATATACAGATGGAAATTTGGTAATTTTGCTGTATTTACCCATGTAGGATTCAACAAAACTGTCAGTTAATTCAACAATTTCGTCATAGTATTCAGCAAGTGCTTGGTGTTTGGCATAACTGTCAGTAGACCAATGGAAAAAATGCGTATTCGTAGCTGAATGAAGCATCGTTGCGGCAAATAAAGCACAATTTTCCATATAAATCCTTAAGTTATGGGATTATTTTCCTCGATTTTATCAAGAATATCAATGATTACCAAGCACCCCCCACCTTTTTTTATTTCACCACGCTGAACCATCAAAATGTCAATTTGTTCGTCATTGTCAAATACACCAGCGTCAGCTAGTGCATCCCATAATGCTTTGATTCTATTGTCAATATCTTGTTTGCGTCTGTCTTTAGGGTATAGCGTAACTTGCATTTCAAGTCTTGCCGTACCCAGCTTTGGCACTTTGTACTCAATCACATAATCTTGTACCTGCTCTTTAAACTGTACGCCAGCTTTACTGACATACCTGCGATGGCCGTGTGTACCCCAGTAATGGTTTACCGATGGAGGCAATGGTAAGTTAAGAACTAGCATTTATGTCCGATTCAGCCATGTGGCAAAAGATTCCACATTCAATTGATTGTTCAGTTGGGTAATCGCCAGCGTCTAACGGCAATTCTGTAAGCCAAATGCGTTCACCCTTGTGTTTTAGTATTTTAGCCCCGACTGTACGCTCCATATTTGCCATTTTGTCAAATTGGTCAGGAAAATCATGCCGTATCTTGTTCCAGTAACCCAAGCCACCCTTAACGCACCCTATACAGTTGTTGTTTTGATAGCCTAACTTGTACATTACTGGTAATTCAATACCAACCCGATCAATCATGGCCAAGCAATCTGATTTGCCTAGCCCTTTATCTATAAGGATTGACCATAAATTTACATCGTTGTTAGCATCAATAAACCTGTCTACACGATCCTGTTCTTCAGCCGTATATCCAAAAATTTGCCTGTCATTTGGCAATTCAAAGGATTTACGCATATCTTTTTTAAGGTGTACTGTGCAAGGAGCACCGCCAACGCCAACAATGTATTTACGCTTTTCAAATACCTCGTAAATACTGCCGTTGTATTTAGCGTTTTCAATAACCTTTATTGGTTGCCCAAACCATTGCTCGCAATCACGCATAAACCGCAAATTGTCAGGGTGTTCTTCTTTAACATGGCAATAAACAACTTCTACTGGTGTTTTGCTTTCAGCAATAGCCAGCTTAGTAGCTACGGCACTTGCCGCCCCACAAGAAAACCAGCTAATTGTTCGCATTTAGCAACTCCTCGGTTTGTACCAGTAGTTCTTCTTCCGTGACAGAATACTCCCTTTCAAAGCGTTTTCGACCCATGCCGTGAATACTGGTATTTGATCCTCGGTGATGATAGGGACAGAGTGGGATAACAGGGGCATTACTTCTTTTACCAGTTCTTCTAATGTGATGCAATTCTGCTGGCGTTCCCTCATTGCCTTGATGCCTACATAATGAGCATCCCAGTTCAGCGGTTCGCCTGTAAATTTCTTTCTCATGCTTAGTGGCCATTGGCGTGATCGCAAGTGTGTTGTTCCAGCTTTTCAGCGGATTCAGCAATATCTACGCTAATTTGCAACATAATGACGGGATCACCTTTTGCCATTGCTGTTTCGTACATTTTGATTAGGGCTTTAAGGATTAGGAGTTCTTCGGCTAATTTCATCGTGTCATCTTTTCTAGGTTGCGGTTACTTGCTTGTTCGGTACGCCACGCATCAAAACGCATGGTAGCGGCTGTAATCTTCCACTTTAATGCTTCTGCCTGTTC